CCCATCTGAGGGTTGGGTATTTAAGCTAGATACATCTTTAATGACTGCTATTCCGTATTTTTCTGCTATGTTGCCTTTGCTTATTAATGATCAAACTATGATTGCTTTACAGAAAAACATTAATATGGCTTCTGCTGCAAAAATATTGTTTGGTGAAGTTCCCATGAGAAAAGACGATAAAGGTGCTTCGGTTGCAGATATGGCGGCATTAAATCCTGTTCAATTAGGACAGTTTATGGCTTTGGCTAAATCTGCGGTTGGAGAAGCCGTTAAAGTTTCTGCTGCTCCATTAGAGAATATGCAAGCATTTTCTTTTGAAGGCGATACTGATGTTTTGAGTAAATGGATTCAAACTTCTATGTCTATGTCTGGAATGGATACTGCTTTGATTTATTCAATGCAAACAAAGGCAAATTTAGTAGATTCTCAATTATCCTTTGAATCTGATTCTAAGATAATGGAACAACAATTATATCCTCAATTTGCTGCATTCCTTAATTATTGGGCAAATTTAAGAACAAATAAATATAAATATAGATTTAGATTAGAAGGTAATGATTACTATTTAAATAGAACTCAAAGATATGAAAGAGCTATGGGAATGGCGGATAAGGGAATAGTTCTTCCACAATTGATTTCTAGTGCCATAGGTTTGTTGCCACAAGAGTTGGAAAGAATGCTTCAAGAAGCTAGAGGAAGTGGCTTTGTTGATAAACTTACTCCAATTATTTCTGGTTTTCAAATGAGTGGAAAAGATAGTGATAAAGGCGGTAGACCGAAATCATCGGATAGCGAATTGGGAGAGGCTGGTGCTCAAACAAGAGAAACAGGCTCAAATGATGCTAAAAAATTAAAATGAAAATATAACGAATATTTTTTTGAACAAAATATTTGGCTTCCGTATTTTCAATATATAGACAATAAATGGAGGAAATAAATTATTATGATTACTGCAACACAAAAAACTAAATTAAATAAAATGAATCGTGCTTCTCAGGATGTTTCACTAGGAACTTTAATTCAAGGATTTCAGGGCGCATCTGTTACTACTGTTTCTGCTGCTCAAGCGAGTGCTTCAAGTGTAGCAATTGCTACAGGATTAACTTCTGTTACTGGATTTATATTCCAGCAATATCGCTCAGGTTCTTTAGTTCCAAGTCCAAGTGGTTCACAACTTTATACTACTAACGCTGCTGGTACAGTTACAATTTCAAGTCCTGCTGCTGGTGTAATTCAAACAAGTGATGTAATTCGATTGATTTCTTTCCAATAAAAGATATGTTTTATTTGATTTTTTTGGAAAGGAGGTAAACTAGAATGGGGATGAAATTAATTAGTGAAAATTTAATCGATTCTTTATTGGCGCAATGGGCGCATGAAAAGTATAACGCACATTTATATTTATACATATCTTCTTTCTTAAAAAATAAAGGATTAAATCATTTGGGGAATAAATTTTACAATCAATACAAGGAAGAGAATGAACATTCTGAAATGATCATAAGTTTATTGACTGATATAAATGCAAATGTGATGCTTCCAGAAATTGATGAAATTAATATTCCAATTACTTCTATTATAGATATTGCCGATAAGTATTTGTTAAGGGAATATGAAACAACTGCGAGTCTTGATGAAATTAAAAAAATATCAATTGATGAGTCAAATCCAGTTGTAGAAGAATTTATGAGAAAAATGATAGAAATGCAAAGACATGAATACGAAGAAGCAACTGATTTTATGGATAAAGCTGAATTGACTGGAAATAATTGGTTCAACGTATTCCTTTGGGATTTAGGAGAGAAATAATGTATCTTATTAATCCTACTCAAGAGCAATTAGATTCGTGGTTTTCTTGTAATAAAAGAATGGGGGAATATTTAATTCAAGAGTTAGGCGCTATGGCAATTCATAGAAAAAAAAATAAGGACTATTTTGTAAATACAGTTTCTTTTAAAGAAAAATTAAAAAAAGTTCCTATTTATATAAAACTATTGAATAAATTATAGAAATTGAGAAGAGATTTTATTAATCCTTCTGGAAAGGAGGAAAAATGTGAGTGTTAATAAGCATTTATTATTTGATATTGAAAGCGGAGAGATTATAGAAGATAACCAATCTTCTCAATTTGCAACAGTAAAAATTTTTGCGTTTAATAGTGGTTGGAATAGACATGACATGTATTGTTCATTAGATACATTGAAAAATACAGCGTCATCAATTTATGATAAGCCAGTTATTTATTCTTTTTCTAAATTATTTCGTGATTTTGATTCTCATACCGATCCAGAAAAATCTTTTATTGCTGGATTTATTGTTCGTGATTCTGCTGAATTTATTGAACTTGAAGATGGAAGAACATCTTTATCTGTTTTAGCGAAAATATGGAAAATGTATGCTCCTCAATTTATGCAACTATTAAAAGAATCAGAAAATCATGAAAAAAAAGTTTCTGTTGAAATGGAGTTAAAAGATTATTCCGAAATGGAAAACGGAGAAGAAATGCTTGATTTTGAATATTCTGCCGTTTGTGTATTGGGAGATCTTATCACTGAAGCTAGTCCTGGTGCTCATTTAGAGGTTCTTAGTTTTGCAAAAAAAGAATATGAAAAAGCATTACATTTAGAATTTTCAAGAATGTATGATGAAATTGATTTTTCTATTCCAGAAGAAATAAAGAATAATGCTAAAAAAAGTATTGAACTTTATAAAAAATATGGCGGTGGAACTTCTGTTGGACTAGCAATTGCAAGATATATAATAAAAAATCAATCTGTAACTCCAGAAAAAATAAGAAGTATAGAAAAATATTTTTTCAGACATGCAAAAGACAATCTTACTAATAAAACATCTAATGAATGGATATCTTGGTTAAACAGAGGTGGCAATGAAGGAAAAAATTGGTCATCGAGTATTGTCGAAAAGATGAATGAAATAGATAAAAGAGAAATGACTTATTTTTCTGATATTGAAAATTTTGAAAAAGTTACTTTTCCGTATAAAGATAAATCGGAAATGAATCCTGCTTTAAAGGGAATAAATCCTCCTATTTCTGTTTCTCAAGCAAATACAATAGCAAGACAGGCTGATTCCATTGGTTCAGATAAAGAAAAAAATGGTTGGGCTATTGCTATTTCGAATTTTAAAAAAACTCATAAAGTTGAGAATGGAAAATGGGTGAGAAAGGAGAAGTCGAAAAATATGGAAGAAGAAAAAAAGGATTTTGAACAAGAAACCGAAGAAGAAGACAAAGAAAAAATGGCTGAAAAGCCAAAGGAAGAAAACATGTCTGATGAAAAAGAAAATGAAGAATCCGAAGATGAAAAACCCGAAGAGGAAGAGAAATCTGAAAAAGAAGATATGTCTTTGGACGCTAATTTAGATGTTAAAGCTATTTTAGCTTTTCTTCAGGAAGAAACAGAAGACTATAAATCTTTGGCTGCCGAATTTTCAGACGAAAAAGAAGTTAAGAATTTTTCAAAAATGACTTATTATATGTTTGAAAAGATAAAAAAAATGGCAGAACAACTAAAGAATAAAGAATCCGAAGCAAGTTCTTATATGGCTGAAAATGAAGATTTAAAGAAATATAAGAAAGAAAAAGAAGATGAACAATTTAATTTTTCTGTTGATTCTATTTTAAAGAAAATTGAAGAAAAAACTGAGATTCCAAAAGATGAGTTGAGTTCTTTAAAAGAAAAATCTAAAGAGTTTAGTTTAGAAAATATTTCCGTTTGGGAAAATTTGGCGAAAGCTAGAGCTTTAGATTTTGCAATTAAAAAGGATTCAAAAAAAGAGGACGAAGAGCCTCGTTATGGTTGGGATTCGGTAAATAAAAATCAACCAGTTACCGCAAGTTTCTGGAAATAATAGGAGGTAAATATGGCATATGCAGTTATTGAGTTAAATCAGGTTGCCGCCACTGACGTAGGAATTTATAATCGATCAGCGGTAAGTGGTAGTATTTTGGAACAGGCTTCTCTTTTCCGTTTGGACTCTCTTTCGAGTGGTTCTGGACAGAGTGAAGTCTTTGCCGCAACCCAAGTAGCAACAGGTAGTTTAGTTGATGTATGGATGGCTAATGCAGCGGTTATTCCTTACGTGAGTTCAGCAGATGGTGAAATTTTTAATGTGGGTTCGGAAGATCCTCGTAATTTCGTTATTCCTGCAAGTCGTGTGTTTAGTTCTTTTAAACCACAGGTTGGAGACATTGTAACTTTAAGCGAAGATTGTTTCACTGCTGCAAAATCTACCAACACTTATGCTAATGCTACAACTGGATTGTGGCAATTGGTTTGGGGCGCTTCTCAGGATGTTAGTGCTTTATCATTTAAGTATTTAGCGACAAAATGGATCTCTATTGGTAATCCTGCGGTTGCAAGCGGTAGAGTTACAGCTTATCGAATGGTCTGTCTTGCTAACTAATGTTGGATTTTCCACATTATCTAGTAAATAAAAAAAAATAAGGAGGAAATGATATGCAAATTCCGAATAATATTGTTCATTTCGCTGTTGGGAATCCCACATTATATAATAAAATGATCCCTGACTGGTGGAATCACTATAAGTCTTCACAAGACAAAACCCGAAATTATGAATTCGCTAAAGTTAATGATAAAGGCGAATTGATTACTTTTGAGGAAAAAGAAAAACAAATTACTGATGCAATTATTAAAGAGGCAATGAAACGAACTAACGTTCCTTATCTCGCTGAAGCTTCGGCTGATCAAATCTTTAATCATCAGGGTTTGCGTAATGAAATTTTTGCTGTTGTAGCAAGCATTGTTGATATGATTATTCCACAGACTTTAATTGATTCTATTAGCTTATATTCCGATGTTCGTACTATTGGATTTGGTGATAGTGCTCAATTTGATGTTGAATCTAATGATCTTTTTTCTGTTTCTCAGATTGGTCGTGGTCAAAGAAATTCTTTTTCCTATAAACAATATATGGGAACAAAAACTGTACTTCCAGTAAATCATGCATTAACTGTTTACGCTGATTTATATCGTGTGTTAGCTGGAAAAGAATCGCTTGCCAAATTGGTTACAAAAGTTATTCGTTCTATGGAAACCGCTATGCGGAATGACGTGTACGATTCTTTTGCTGGTATGGCTGCTGCTCTTCCGACTACCGCTACAACTGGTTTACAGGTAGCAGGATATTCACAAGATTCATTGATGCGTTTATGTGAACAAGTTACCGCTTGGAACAACGGTAATAAAGCAATGATTGTTGGTACTGCACGTGCTTTAGTAAATGTTTTACCAAATGATGCTAATTATCGTTATACTTTAGATGATCCTTATATGACTCTTGGTCATGTTCGAACCGCTTTTGGTTATGATGTGATGGAACTTCCCCAAGTTGCTAATTTCGCTACCGAATGGGCTTTGAAAATTGATACAGATCGTTTATGGATTTTATCTCCTGCTTCTCAGAAATTTGTTAAATTAGTATTGGAAGGTTCAACTCTTTCTATTACCGATTCTGTTTATGAGAATAACAACCTAATCCAACGTGCAACTATGCATAAGGCTTGGGGAGTGGGTATTGCGAGCAATGCAGTCGCTGGGGTACTAACATTATAGCAAGTTTTTACGCCTATTATAAATATATTTTATATAAATTATATTTATAATAGCGAACAAGGAGGAGTTGTAAAAGACTCCTCCTTAATAAAAAAAATAAAAAATTAATTATATAATATAAAAAAGGAAAATTTGCAATGGCAACAAGAGGAAGACCTCCAAAAGATAAATCGCAAAATGCGGAAAATAAAAATTTAGTTGAAAATTCTCAGTCAAAACCTTCAGAGGAAGAAACCGTAATTATTAAAAAAACAGAATTAGAAAATATTTATAAAATGATCAATGATCTTCAAAGTAATATAAAAAATAATTCTAAGTTGGTAACTAAAAAAGATGCTGAAGATGATGATGTAGAAGAAAATTATGTTTACGAAGAAGAGGAAGAAGTTCCTTTGAATTCTTATATAAAAGTAATGTCTTTAATTCCATATGAATTAAATATAAGCACAGAAAGACACGGAAAAGGAAGGATATTTACTTTTAGGGGATACGGTAAAACAAAAAGAATTATTTATCAAGAATTAGAAAAAATAATTGAAGAAAACAGACATTTTCTTGAAAGAGGATTTTTCGTTATTTTAGACAGAAGGGTTGTTAGAAAACATGGTCTAGATGATGTTTATAAAAATGTTATGAACAAAGAAAAGATGGACATGATACTTTTGGGTTTTCAAGGTGGTGAAGTAAAAGAAAATGATATTTTGACTTTTGCAAAATCAGCACCAAAAGAACAACAAAAAATTTTAGCAACCATGATTATTGATAAACGAATTAATGGTGAAACAATAGATTTAAATTTATTTGATAAATTAGCCAGAATAATGAATATGGATTTGAACCAAAAATATGAAGATTCTGTTGCATTTTTAGAAATCACAAAGAACAAAGTGTAGTAATAAATATTAAATTTTTATATATAGCCTCTTTATTAGAGGCTATTTACTTAGAAAATACATTGAATTGACAAAAATTGTCATTTTCAATTTAAAAATAAAATTTTTGAAAGGAGGTTTTATGGGAACTTCTGCTGAAGATGTTTTTGATTTGTTTTTAAGTTTAAATGAAGATTATAGATTAACAGCGGTTTATAATTCTTCTGGAAGTTCAGCCTTAAATACTTATTTAGAGCCTTGGCTACTCTTTTCAATAGATATGTTTGATGTTTGCGATCAGTCTTTAGAATATTCTACAACTACCCAAAGTTTTACAGTAGATTTACTTCAAAAAAATAAAAATATGTTAGCTGAGATAATGATATTGTTTTGGCTACAAAAAACTGTTCAAGATGTTTTGCAAATGAATAATTTTATACAAGATAGAGATTTTAAAATTCATTCCAATGCACAAAACTTAAGGGAAAAACAACAGTTGTACAATAATAAGAGATCTGAAATTAGTCAAAAATTAATGAATTATAAATTAAAAGATGCGGATATGTGGAATGCTTGGTTTGACCAGGATTTTTCAGCATATTAGGAGAATGATTATGACATATAAATATTTTTTATCTGGATCTCCAATAGACGCATATCCTCCAAATACGGGGTGGAGAAATAATTTTAATTCTTTTTTAGATGCTGATTTTTATAACTCTCCAAATGTTTATACCATTCAAGAAGAAACTGTTTTTTCGTCTGGATCTTTAGTTAGTGTAGATGCGAGAGTTACAACTGCAATATCAAATGATACCGGAATGAAATTAAGTGATGATTTTAAACAATTATTGTTTAAGTCTGATCATACTGTTGGACTTGGTTATAAATATTATTTTGATAGCAATTATTGGATTGTAACAAATGTAAATGTAATAAAATCAATTACTATAACAGCGTTAGCGAGAAGATGTAATAATGTTTTACGATGGACTGATCAAAATGGAATCATTTATGAAGAACCATGCGTAATTGATTATAAAATTGCTTCTCCTAATAATAATACAACCGATCCAATTACTCCAGAAGGTACAATACATATATTTGCTCAACAAAACTCTAAAACAAATAAAATAAAAGAAAATCAGAGATTTTTATTCGGAAATTCAAATAATTGGATGTGCTATCGGGTTTATGGAGGTGGAGTAAAAAATTATTTAAATAATTCGTCAATCGATAATGATACATCAACGGTTATGGAACTTGTTTTAGGAAAAAATTCCGTTAATAATGATACAGATGATTTGGTAAATGGAATTGCAGATGCCAATAAAATTGTCTTTTCATTGGTTACTTCTCCTTCGGCTATTTATGGTGGAATTGGAGATAGTTTTAAATTAGAAAGTGTGGTTACATTAAACGAATTGATAATTAGTAAAGATATTCTATATTCTACAAGTTCGTCCAGTGTTGCAAGTGTTTCAGGAAGCGGTGTTGTAAATATTTTATCTACTGGTTCTTGTACAATTACATCTTATTTAGAGGATAACTCAAGTGTGTATGATACTGTTTCTATTATTTCGTCTAGTGCTATCATTGAAAGTGATATTAGAATAACTCCTAGTGATAGATATGTGTTAGAAGGTGACACAGAAGATTATACTGTTACTTTATATCAAAATGATGTTTTGCAAGCAGATACTTTTTCTATTTCTCTATATGATAAAAATGTTCCTGATTCAAAATATACGCTTACTCAAACAGATGGAAATAATTTTTCTATAAAAAATAATGAAATGTTTTTAGATTATCCTTTAATATTAACTCTTACTTCTAGCGGATCTGTTTCTAAGAATTTAAGTATTGAACTGAAGGGAGCATGGTGATAATATGGCAAATCCTTATCCTATTACTCCAAGACAATTAAGTTTAGTTGATTTATCTGGAAGTCATTTAACGGAACAAGGGGTTTATCCAGACATTAAGATGGGAGTTGTTGCTAGTTATAATGTTTCTAGTGGAAGTGGTGCTGAAACAGTATTGAAAAGTACGGCTTCTGGAGGAATTACACTTGGTTCTTTAAATGTTCAAGGAAATAGCACATTAAGAAATGTTTTACCCGAAAGTACGGATACCTATGATTTGGGATCTTCTATTAATTTATGGAGAAAGGGTTGGCTTAGTGAATTAGATACGATTATTTTTGCTGAAAATACTGCTTCTTTAGTTGGAGGATGGTTAATTATTGGTAAGAATCAGGGTTCAATTCCTTCTTTTGTAGATTCTGCTGATACTACTATAGATTTTGGTAAAACCATGATCGTGGGAGGATCTGTTGTTTTGAGATCCTCTTTACAAGTCGAATATATTGGAACTGGTTCTTTGTCTTCTGGAAGCACTGTTTATAATGTGGTTCGAGATTTAGATGGAAGTGGAGCTAATGATTGGGTTGAGGGTAGTGTTTTTCTTGTATTGGGTGAATCTGGAGATGGAAGAATTGAATTAAATGCTTATGATACTCCAAGAATTCAATTAATTCAACAGGGGGCGACCTACAATGCACAGACAGAAATTATACGCATTGGTGATTTAAATGGAAATTGGGGCTATTCTTCAGAAATATGGGGAATGGCAATTGGTGATTATTCTTTAGGAAAGGGAACAATAACTTTTGATCCCATAAATGGGCTACGAATTCTTGCTGGTAGCTTAGAAAGTACGATTATTGACTATACAGGGATAAAATTAGACCACACAGATGCAACTGATGTAGGTATAATCTATAAAGAGGATCAGGACACAGGAAATTATTTTTCATTTATTCATGATTTCAGTCATCCAACTGGTGATACAGTCAAGCCACTTGGATACAATCTATTTTTAGGAGTTAAATCTGGAAATTTTACACTCGGAAGTACGGCGACAAACAATATTCACGGCTCTACTAATCTCGGCATTGGATATGCTTCCGTTGCAGCATTAACTACTGGTTATGGCAATATTGCTATTGGAGTATCTTCCTGTCAACTTATGACAATAGGATATTATAATGTTGCTATTGGGTATATTGCTTTACAAAGAAGTTTAGAGGGAGCATATAATGTTGCACTTGGGTTTGGAGCACTTGGATGGAGTACATCGCACAATAATACTGCATTGGGGGCATATTCCGGAAACAGTTTAACAACTGGTCTTAATAATGTTTTTGTTGGACTAAACAGTGGTTATAGCGTATCCCAAAAAGTAGATGCAGCAAATTCTATTGCTATTGGCGCAGGGAGTTATACCACTGCGGACAATCAAATTGTTTTGGGAAATTCTTCAATTACTCAAGTATTGACATATGGCGGATTGCATGTAGGAGGTATAACCGATCCTGGTGTTGATAATTTAATTGTTGATGGTGATACTCGTATTGGCGGTGGTTTGTATGTAGGTCAAACAGGCGTTGATCCTGCATCAGATAATATTTATTATGATGGGGTTTTGGTTTCACAAAAAAATTCTACATCATATACAGGCTATATCTTTATTCCCCTTACTACTGCTCTTACCTCTACATCATGGGACGGTGACTCATTCAGCACAACCGCCAAAACAAAGATTGACCTATCAGCAGTGTTTGGTGCACCTGCTGGAATAAAAGCAGCACTTATACGACTTGCTGCATTAGATAGTGCGAGTGCAGCATCAACAACATGTAAGATTCGCCTCTCTCCAAATGACACAGCAAATTCTGGCGCACTATTTTCTAGTCCTGCGGGTAGAGCAAACAGTACGTATGAAGAAAATACAGGAATCGTTCCCTGTGATTCAAATGGAGATATTTATTACCAAATTGCAGCAACCGGAGCAAGTACAATGGGTGTGATAATTGAAATTTGGGGATATTGGATTTAGAAAGGGAAAAATATGACGGATTCCTATAATACTTATTCATCTATTCCATTGATTTCTTATAATGTTATTTCTTATTTAATTGAAAATAATGAGACTATATTTAAATTGCTTTATTATAATGATTCCAATGCGTGGAGATCAGATTCAAATCATCCAAATTTAACAAAAGTTCAAAAAGGATCTTTAATATTTGATGGAATAAAAATACAAACAGATTGTAGGATTTTTATGGACACGGGCAACGATGATTCTTGGCAAATTGAATCAACTCAATTAAGAGTTTCTATAGTTAAAGGAATTCCTACTAATCATGTTTTTGGTTACATAACAATTGGATTTGAAATTTATTCTCATTATAAAGTAAATACATTATCAAATTATACAACAAGAGATATGGTTATTTTACAAGAAATAATAGAAACTTTAAATGGTAAAGAAATTGATGGTGTCGGAACATTATTTTTCGATTATCGTCAAGGTGGACAATCTAAATTTATTAACATTGGAATTCCTCCGTATAAAGGTAAGGGATTGACAATGTGCAATTATGTATTAGAATAAAATCAGGATTTTATTATGGAATATGTGTATAATGAGGAAAACGATGTTTGGGGTTTTCCTCAAACATATAAGGGAATTGAATTTCATCCAATAAAATTGAGTGATTTTTTAACAGAAAAACTTTTTTATAGAATTTTTGGTTATCCAAAAGAGTATATAAAAGAAAAAGAAATAATTAAATTAAGTTATTTAAAATATATTTTATATTATGTTCCATTAGCAACAAAAGAAGATTCTTCTTTAGTCCAAAAAAATTTAGAAAATTTTTTTAAAAAAATTTGTAAAACCGATAAGGTTTCTTTAGAGATACAAAAATTGGACTTTATTAAAAATGAAATTGATTCCATACTTTTAAGCATAAAAATAAATGGCATTTCATTTAATGAAGAAGATTTTGATATCTTGAGAGAAATGATATTGAGACAAAATGGAAGTTCTGTAAGATATATAGAAGATTTTGATCCAACGTTGGAAGAAAAATTAAATTGGTTCAACAGGAAGACAGATGGTGTAACATTTGAAGACCAATTGGTAACATTTTGTGCATTATCTAAAATTCCTATTTGTGATGATTCTATTAAGAATATAACTATTTATCAATTTAAAAAAAGTTTTCAAAGATTGGCGTTACTTCTTGATTATGAGAATTTATTCCCATTAGAGATTTCGGGACAAATAAAGTCAAAGACAAAGAATGAAATTGTCAAACATTATATGTCTCATATTGGACAAGAGGGAAGGTATGATTCAATCTTAATAAGTAAAGATGACTTTATGAACAATCATCCACTTATGAAAGAAAATAATTTAAAAAACAATAAATAAAAAGGAGATAATAATATGGCAAATAATTTCTTAGTTAGTGTTGCAGATGCAATATTGAGAAATCCGACTACTCTTGAAACCTTAGCGATAGGTAAAGCAAACATTAATTCTGCTTTCAATATTACTATGCAGAACACAGATGTTCGTGGAGGAATTGGAAATCCATTACTTTATAGTTTCTATCATGATCGTATGGTTGAACTTTCAATTGAATCTGCTATTTTTTCAAAGTCTATTTTGGCTTTAAATGCAGGAGGATCAGTAGAGAATGGTGCATTGACTTGTGTGAAACAAGAAGATATAGTTTTAGCTGCCGATGATGGAACTTTAACTGAAACTCCTCTTGGAAATGTTAGTGTGGTACTTCCAAATGGAACAATTCAAACTGTAACTCCGGTTACTACGACTATTACAGTTTCTGGTGGTGGAACTCAAAAAGTTACCGCAATCTATACTTACACTGATACCGTTGATTATGTTGTTGGTTCTACAACTGAAGCTCCAGATATCGTAGATTTAATTTTGATTGCGGAAGTTAAAGATAATACCGGTCTTGTTGAAAGACTTCAAATTCATGTTCCACGATTTCAAATTTCCGGTAATTATAGTTTGGCTATGACCGCTAATGGTGTTTCTACTGAAACTCTTGATGGTAAAGCCCTAGAAGTTACTTCTACCACGACTGATCCAAACTACTATTATCGTGTAGCGTGGATTCCTGTTTCTACTTCTACCATTGCTGTTTCTAGTATTGCGATTACTCCAACGGTATTGACTTTCGATACCGCTGATTTACCAAAATCTAAACAAGCAAACCTTTTAGGCATTCGTGGTGGAACTTATGCGAATGCTAATATTACAACTTCTGCATCTTGGGTGAGAACAAGTGGATGTACTACATTTAATATTGGTCTTGCAACTGGCATAGTTTCTGCTTGTGCTACTGTTGGAGTTGGAGATGCCGCTTTATTTACTGCAACCTATTATGATGCTACAAGTGGATCATTGACAGATACATTTAGCGCTGTTGGTACAGCATAATTAAAAACAATTAGTGTATTCTGAGAGAGAAACAAATCTCTCTCAGAATATCGGATTCAATATCCACTAGGGGTTTTTCTTAGCACAAATTCCGAGTCGAAAAATGAAAAAAAAGAAAAGGAAGAGAAAAATGGGAATTAAATTGGTACTCGTTATTGTGGCTTTACTGTGTTTTATATCGAAGACGTTTTCAGTTCCGATTGAAAGAATGGAAATTTGAGGTTAAAATGACTTACTTAGAATTAACAGCTTTTTTAAATTTTATTTTAGCATTGCTTGGAATGTCATTTTATCTTAGGAACGCTATTCGTTGTAAATCGATGTGGAAAACATTGAAATTTGCGTTTGCTCTAAATATAGGAATTGTGGCGATATTATATGGGTTGATTATTATGGATGTTATATTTGATCCCTTAATAGTGCGATTAAACACAACACTACTATTAATACTGCTGCTTATTAGTGCATTATTAGGGAGGTCGAAATATGGAAATAGATCCTGAGAAAATAGTAAATTTCATTATTGTTTTAGGAGGTTCTGCTACAGCTATTTTAGCCGCTATTGTTACCGCTCGAAAAACTCTACGTGAAACAGATGCTAAAATTCTTAAAGAATCTAAAGAGCAAAAGTTAGCAGAGAAGGAATTCGACTTGAAAGAAGATAAAGAACAGGCAGAACTCACTAATAGATTACAAGCTTTGTATGTACGAATGACTGATGATTTTGAAAAGAAGTTTACTTGTATGCAAGAGGAAATGGATGAGATCAAACAAACTGCTAAAGATGAGCGGGAAAAGATGAAGTCAGAATATAATATTCTTGTTATGGAATTAGAAGCCAGTCTGAAGCGTGAGCGAGCCAAAACAGAAGCAGGAATTCTTTTAATCAAAGCCATAGAATCGTTTTTAGCAATGAGGTCTAAATATGACAATGACCCACAATCACGAGAAAATTGTGAAATTACTGATGTGAAGTTACTAGCTACGCTAAAAGAGGTAAAAGCTTTGTTTCAGAGCTAACACATACCATCAATATAATATAAACATGTGTAAAACATGTAAGTTTTGGTTTTAGGGCTATAAGTCCCGTAGATAACTCTACTTGCTTTTTAAAATAATATAAAATAAGGATTTACATAATGAATAAGGTAAAAATAAATTTTCCTGAACCAGAAACAAAAGAATTTTCTTTTTTTAAGCAAACAATAATTGTTGAAGATTTTATAGATTATGAAAAAGAAATAAAATATATCAAAGAATATGTTGAAAATTTAAATAAATATGCTCATTTTGCCGATGGCTTTATTGTAGCAGAAAAAGTTTTAATGTCTCATATTGTTGAAGATATGACAAACATAGAAATAGGAGAGGATTTTGATTCTAATCTTGTTGAAAAATATATTTGGAGAGACATAAGAAACAGAATAGATAATTATGATACTTTTAGAATGCATTTAGAAGAAGTTATTTCTCTTATTCAAAAAGGTCAATTATCATTATCTGCCATTGAAGAAACTTTAAACGAAGCAATGAATGGATTCAACGAATTATCTAAAAACATAAATGATAGCGTTAATATTATTAGAAATTCTTTTGTAAAATTAATTGATCATTTTAAAGATTTGGATGTTGAAGATTTAAAAAATGTGATAAATGGATTCAATGATTCTTTAGTGGAATTAAATAATAGAGTTCCTGGATTGCTAGAAAAAAGATCTGAAGAACTAAAGAAAAAACCAGGCAGACCTAAAAAATCAGAGTAGAATATGACTAAACATGGTAAAAATAAAACGTTGAAGCGATTGGGGAAACCTTGTTCGGATTGTGAATCAAAAGAAACGTATTTAATTTTAAAAAATAAAGAAATCGATGGAATTATATATCCAGAAAAATATATTTATTGTTCTTCATGTGAATGTTTAGAAATATTTAGAGATAAAAAACATAAGGAGCGATATCAAGAAGATTTTCAATGATTTAATATAAGGATGGTGATATATGAAAATTCAAAATGAAACCCAATTAAAACTTATAATATTAAGTCAAATGAAATCTGTCATGGATATGGTTGTCGATGAAATTTTAGAATTATTAAAAAAAAACATTGATAAAAAGGTTTATAATTCTTTTTCTCCTACCACTTATGAAAGATTAGGGGATAATGGTGGTCTTAGAGATTTGTGGGAAGAAGAAAGAGCGAAAATTGTAAATGGAAAAGTTATTGGTGAAGTAAAAGAAAAACCAGAAAGATTGATTCTTAATGAAGACGAATTTCAACACGGAAGTAGATTTTGGTATCAAAACGATATAAGAGACATGCTTGCGTATATTGTCATTGAAGGAAAAAGTGGTGATCTTTTTGGTGATGGAGAATGGAGAAAGCCTAGAGATTTTTGGCATCCTTTAATAGATGAATTAGATGATGGTAAAATAAATCAAATAATTGAAAAGGCTTTTAGAAAACATAAAATAAAATTTATTAGAATATTTTAGGAGAAATATAAAAATGGCTGAAGAAAAATTTCAAGATTTAGGTGGGTTTTTAATTTGGTTGACTGGTGGCGGTGGAGCTTTATTGGTTTCATTTTTAGCTGAAAGATGGGATTGGTTTCAAGTACAAACAGCTAAAGTAAAACAATTTTTAATGATTGTCATTCCTTCTTTATTGGGTATTGGAGCTTTAGCAATTACAACTTTTGTTCCTCAAGAGATTATTTCACAGGCTTCTCCATATTTTATGGTTATTGTAACTGTGATTACTTATGTTTTAGGAACTAAAGCCTTTCATATTGTTGATAAAAACAATAACGCATAACAGGCAAAAACATTGGATATAGAACACGTTTCGGATCTCCGAGCGTGTTCTATTTTTTTAGAAATAATAAAATTCACATTTTATTGGATTTTATACCCCTATATATGGGGGTATGTGTGATATATATCGGCATATATGGGAGTATAAAAAATGTATATTTTGGCATTAGATGTATCATTGGTGAATACTGGTGGATCTGTATTTGACAGAGAAGGAAATGTAATTGAAGTGTTTAGTGTTCCCACTTCTGCCAAAGATTCTACGCAGGTTAGATTAAAGAAAATAGCAGATTTTTTCATTGCTTTAAAAAAAAGATATGAATTTGAATTAGTAGTATTAGAACGTGGTTTTACAAAATTTAATTCAGTTACACAACAAATTTATAGAGCAACTGGTGTTATAAATTGTTTATTGTGGAGGTCTGAACAAGTTTATATTCCTGCAACTACGGTAAAGAAAACAGTTACAGGAAGTGGAAAAGCTGATAAAGATCAGGTAAGAAAATCAGTTTTAAAGCAATGGAAAGATATAGTAATTAATAATGATGATGAATCTGATTCTTTGGCTGTTGGATTAACCTATTTTAAACAGCAAGGAATTTTATAAGGAGGGAATGTGAGTAGAGTATATAATAGAATATACACAGATGAAGAATATTCCCACATAAATATAGAAAACAAAGATATTGTTCAAGATTTTTTAGAAGAATATCAGCAACGAAAAATGAAAGCAAGTACCATAAAACAATATGAAAATGATCTCAGAATAATCAATATTTTTGTAAAAAGATTTTGCGGAAATAGAAATTTATTAGAACTGGGAAAAAGAGATTTTAGAAAACTTAGTATTTGGTTAAGTGATGATTTAAAAATGTCAAATGCTAGAGTAAATAGAGTAATGAGTTGTTGTAGAAGTATGCTTTCTTATATTGAGGATTCTGATGAATATGAATATGATATTAACCAGGCTCAGAAAATAAAAGGATTACCTAAAGAGCCTGTTAGAACAGATGAAGATTCTTTTTTTATGACTTTTGATCAAATCATAAGGGTAAAAGAAAAGTTATTGGAAATGGGGGAAATTCAACTTGCCTTACTTCATATGATGATGTTTGATAGTGGAGCAAGAAGAAATGAAATTGCTCAAATAAAAAAATACAATCTTTTGAATAGTAATAAGACTAATATAGTCATAGGAAAAAGAGGAAAAATATTTCCATTAATTTACCTAGACGATACCAAAGAATTAATAAGACTTTGGTTGGATAAACGTGGAGAAGATAATGTTGAATCTTTATGGATTGTTGGTAGTGGTGATAAAAAAAGAGAAGCCTCTTATGAAATGATTTATGATTGGGTTTTAAAAATAAGAGAAATTTTGAGTGAAATTGAAGGAAAGCAAATGAATATTTTTCCCCATAGTTATAGACATTCCAGATGCGAATGTCTATTACAAGGAGAAGATAAAAGAATTTTAGATAAAGATGGAATTCCTAAAAAATTTAGTTTGGAACAAGTTCAAGTCTATCTTCATCATTCCGATCCAAAAACTACTTTAGATTATTCAAAAGATCATACAGACGAAATTATAGATAAAATGTTTGGTTTATGAAATTGCCTCTTTTCTAGAGGTTGAAAGGAGGGTTATTAATGGCTAATGGTGGTTATAATATTATAGTTGGCATTGAACCTGATGTTACAGGTCTTCAACAAAAATTAGATAGGAAAACTAAGAATATTAAAATAACAACGAGCATTAACATGGGGCAAAAGGATATTGATTCCTATGTTAAACAGTGGAATAATCAAATTGCAAGAATGCAATTCAAATCTCCAGATATTTTTAATAACGCAGAAGTTCAAGCGTCATTAAAGGTTCTTCAAGATAACATTTCTAGTTTTTCTCAAAGGGGTGGCGCTTCTGTTCAAGACGTAAGGGGAAGTTTTGATGACTTAAGAACTTCTGTTACTAAAGTCGGTGCTTCTATGAAAAATACGACTAAAGATGGTTATGGATTTACATCCATGCTTGAAGTCGCTATTAAAAAAGTTGCAATATGGTTTCTTGCAACACAAGCTATTTATGGAAGTCTTCGAAAAATAGAAGAAGGAATACAATATATTAAAGATTTGAACAAAGAGTTAACAAATGTTCAAATTGTTACGGGAATGACGGCTGATGAAGTTGACAGATTAGCGGTTGAATATAATAGGCTTGCAAAAGAAATGGGTGCAACCACAATTCAGGTGGCACAGGGAAGCTTGGAGTGGTTCAGGCAAGGTAAGACAATTGAAGAAACTTCTGAACTAATGAGATCAACTTTAATGTTAAGTAAACTTGGTAATTTAGAGGCTGCTGATGCAACTGAAAAATTAACATCTACTTTGAATGGTTTTAAATTAGAGGCTGAAGATGCAAGCCTGGTTGTTGATAAAATAATCGATTTAGACAACCAATATGCTACGTCTGCTGGTAGAGAAAAATTGCCAGAACATATAGTAATATATGGATAACTATATCATGTATTTTATGGTATAATTATTAGAAGATAACTATATCGGTTAAAGACTTATCGCAAAGTTAAGACCGAGGAAAGACTTATTTATAATGGGAAAAAGAAAATTTTGGACAAAAGAAGAAACAGAAAATTTTATAGAACTATATCCTGAAACTCCAATGATTGAACTGATAATAAAATTTAAAAGAAGTAAACAATCTTTGATTCAGAAAGCATATCAATTAAAAATAAAAAAAATTATAAAAAATGGAAGTATTGCTTTTACCAAAGAAGAAATTGAAAGAATAATATTTGATTCTAAAATCATATCTGTTGTTGATCTATCTAAAAAATATAACAGAGATGAAAGCACAATATCAAATGTATTGAAAAGAAATAAAATTTCTCCTGTAAAAAATGATTTTTGGTGGACAGAAGACGAAGAATTGTTTTTAATTAATAATTATAACAATTTTTCTACAAAAGAATTGGAAAATAAATTAAATAGGGGTAGGAAAACAATTACCAAAAAAGCAAGATTGATGGGCTTACAAAGAATAAATAATTCTGGTGAGTTTCGTAAAAATCCATCTATAATAAATGAAAAAGAATCGTTATATATTTTAAAAAATTATGACAAACTAACAACAGTTGAAATAGCAAGAAATTTAGGAAGAAAATCTGTTGACATTATTCTTTTTTGTAAAAGAAATAATTTGAGTTTTATAAAAAGCAGAAAAGATCCCAATAATTTTTCTAATAAAAAATTATTAAATGAACTTATAGAAATGTCAAAAGAACTTGGGAGATGTCCTAACATTAATGAAATTTCTAATAATATAAGTCTTCCTGCTGTTGATATATACTTCGACAGATTTGGAAGTTTTACAAATGCTTGTGAAAAAGCAGGATTAATTCCTAACATCGGAAGATATGGGACACAGTGTTACTCTAAAAATCATGATTTTTGCTATTCTATTCAAGAACAAATTATAACAGATTATTTTATAGATAATAATATTCGATATATAAAAGAATGTCCTTATTCAAAAATAATAAAAAATAAATCGGTTAGATATGTTATGGATTGGTTAGTAAATGAAAATATTGTTGTTGAATATTTTGGAATGATAAATGATGAGAAATACAATAAAAAAACAAAAGAAAAAATAAAAATATGTAAAAATGATAATGTTGAAATGATTTCAATATTCCCAAAAGATTTAAAAATTTTGTCCAAAAAATTTTTAAAAATAAATAAGAATCCGTAACGACTACAGGGTATTTATAGTAATATAGATACTGAAGTTATCCTCCTATTTTTAGGATGAATATATAGTCTGAACTGCAAAAATAATGCGAAAAAATAAAATTGCAGAATTAGGAAGAAATTCCTGATCGCTATTTATTTATTAAATAGTCACAAAGGTAAGTGGTTGCCTTAGTAACAGATTGGAAATTGCCACAGCACTACAATATTCTGCTGCTTCTGCTCAACAGGCAGGAGTTAGTTTTGATGAACTAACAAGCTATATAACTACGATATCGAGTGTGACCCGTAGAAGTGCGGAAAGTATAGGACAAAGTCTTAAGACAATGTTCGCCAGACTCGAAAACATCAAACTTGGAAAAATGTTTGAAGATGATACAACAAATATCAACGATGTTGAAAAAGCATTAAGTTTAGTTAATATTAAACTAAGAGATACTGCTACTTCATTTCGTCCTATGGGCGATGTAATGGATGAAATTGCTGAAAAATGGTCAATCATGAATGAAATAGAACAAAGCGCAGTTGCAAATGCTATTGCTGGTGTAAGGCAACGTGAAAATTTCTTAGTATTGATGGAAAACTACAATGACGTTTTAGATGCTCAGGCTATTCAACTTCATTCTGTTGGATTGGCTACAGAACGATATAAAATTTACATGGATTCCATAGAGGGAAAAGCAAATACATTAAAAGCATCAATGGAAAATCTATGGCAAAAAGCAATCGATGATGATGTCATTAAATTCTTTTTAGACTTAGGAATTTCTGCCGCTGAAGCTATTGACAAAATGGGTGGATTAATTCCCATTATAGAATCTCTTATTGGTTTAATTGGAGTTTTAGGATCTAAAATCATTCTTAATCTTATAACTTCTATGGGAAGCCTAGTAACCACAATGGGAAGCCTGGTAACTGCAATAGGAAATGTTTCTTTTTCTGTAATTGGTCTTAAATTAGCTTGGTCAAGTTTTAAAACTTCGGTTGCAAGCACCTTAACTCCCCTTATGGCTGTTCAATTAACCATTATCGCTTTAACTGCTGTAATTATAACATATCAACAAACAGTTAAAAAAAATCAAGATTTGGGATTAGAAAATACAACTAATGCCTGGTCTAATGCTTTTAAGAATTTGGGAGAAGAAATTAAGACCACCGAACAAGTAATGAACGAATACAAAAAGATGGTTGATTCTGTCAATGAAGCTCATGAAAGAGGAGGATGGATTGCCGCCCTTTTTGTAGATAAACAAAAGATACTTGATCAGGGATTGAAAGAAGTAATTGTAACCTTAAAAGATACTACTTCTAACTATAATGATTATACTGAGGCAGTAGAAAAAGCAGCTAAATTAGCTGGATATACAATTGATGAAAATGGAAGATTCATTAAAAGTATGGGATTGACTCAACAAGCGATTATAAAAACAGCGGATGATTTTGGTGTTCTTACTGATGCTGAACTCGGTTTATTTAATGCTACAAAAGCAGAATTAGATACTTGGGTAACAGCTTGGAGACGTGCTCATGGTCAAATCTTTGATAGCACAGAAGAATTATCTCAAGCATTTGATGATCTGCAATTTATACTAGATGATTCATTTGGAAAAGCATTTGATTCTTATCACGAAAAACAAGAAAAAGCAGGAATTCAAGCGGCAGAATTAAGAGAAGAAATACGATTACTTTCAGAACAACCAACATTATCAGACGAACAATTAACTCAATTGGGCGATTTACAATATGAATTATATAATGTTGAACAAGATATTTTAAAAACCGCTCAAGCTTATGAAACATCTCTTAAAGCGTCTATTATTAGCACATTTATTCAAAGAGTACAATTATCTACTTTAGGCAATGAAGCTAAAAATGTAGCCTATACTATGGCTGCCGATATGATGACAGCTTGGGGATTCATGGGATCTGAAACTGTAAGAGTATTGGGTTCAATGGATCAAGCCATGATTGATTTAGCAAATGGATCATATGAATCTGCTCAAATTGCTATTGCCAATATTACGAATATTGGAAATGCTGCAAGTGCTATTAGTGGTGATTATTATATAAATTTTTGGGTTAATACCATTACGGGAAATGTTGTATCTCCTGGAATTTTGGATGAAGATGATCCATTGTGGGGATTGCAAAATAACGCACCTTCAAATTTGCCTTTCAATCCACCTCCTACAAATGTTCCAACTCGATCTGCTTTTCCTGGATATTCAGGCGGTGGTGCTGGAGGCGGCGGTGGCGGCGGTGGATCTTCTGCTGTCGCAAAAGAAGAAATAAAAACACTTAAAGATCTTCATAATCTAGTCATTAGTTTAATTAAAGCGGAGCAAAACGCAAGAAAAGATGCTTTAAAAGATCAAATAGACGGATTAGAAGCACAACTTGACGCTTATGAAGAAATTATAGATGCCAAAAAAGAAATCTTAAGAGCAGAACAAGAATCTGTAGAATATCAAGAAGAACTTGAAGATAAAACTAAAACCATTGCTCAGATTCAATCTGAAATGGCAATTTTGGCACTTGATACTTCGGCTGAGTCTAAAGCAAGACAGTTAGAACTCGCTGAAGAATTAGCAGATGCTAAAAAAGATTTAGAACAAACTCAACGAGATAGATCTTATGATTTGCAGGAAGAAGCACTAGATCAAGAATATGAGCTATATAAAGAAAATATCGATTCTCAAATTGCAATAATTGAAGAGGCTGTTTCTGCTATTGATGAATACTTGGATAAAACTGGTCAGATTGCTCAAGATGCGTTAGATAGAATTGGGGAACAAGCTCCTGATTTATATCAATCATTAATAGATTGGAATTCTGAATATGGATCTGGAATTGTAACAGATGTTGTCGAAGCATGGAATGAAGCGTATGATGCATTATTAAAATACGGAAATTTAGCAGATGCATTATATGGTGGAGTTTCACCAGTTGTATCTACAGAAACACTTCCTACTCACCATAGTGGTTTATCTTCTGGTGCAGTAGGTGGAGTTAGAACATTACCAGGTGAGATTCTTTCTAAACTTCTTGTTGGTGAAGAGGTAATGAACAACAATGATATATTGAAAACCTTAAAAATGATTCCTCGTGTTGCCAACATTATTAATAAAGCTCAAGGTTCTGGAGGTTTAAATATTGAAAGTTTAATTACGATTCAAGGTGATGTAATTGAAAAAACAATTCCAAAAATAAAAGACATTGCTAGAGATGTTATAAAAGAAATCAATTCTACTCTTGTTAGACAAGGAAGCGTGAGAGATGTCGCATCAATTTATGGTTAATGGTTTAAAAAATAGGGGAGAGAAAATCTCCCCTAATAATTAAGAAAGGAGGAAAACGAGTATGGGTTTTTATGCAAAAAATTTTGTGTATGGTGGAGAAGTAAGTGAATCTTACAATCTTCAGATTGCATCAAGTGACGTTGGAACAATAAGTTCAAACGGAAGTGGAACTGTAGAAATAATTCAAGATTTTATTTTTAGAAAACCTGTTCCATATTTTTATGGCGTAAAATATAGTTCCAGTTTATCTTTTCCTGTAACTTTTTTTTCTCCAGATGAAATAACTGCTTTAGATGCAAGTTATATTCAAAAATGGTTATTTGGGGCATTGAACTATAAAGATTTAGCAATAGCTCAACCAGATATGGAAGGAATTTATTTTAGAGCAATTTTTACAAATCCACAGATTATAAAATCTGGAAATTTAATAAGAGGATTTTCTGGAACATGTATTTGTGATTCTCAATGGGTTAGAACATATCCTAGAACACTAACATATAATTATACAAGTGCTCCTTCGGGGAGTTCTATTGTTTTTTATAATAATTCACATTATGAGGGATACAATAAGCCTAACATTTCTTTTACAATAAATGCTTCTGGTGGCGATATTTCTATTGTTAATTCGAGCGATTCTGATAGAGAATTTGAATTTACAAGTTTATCTCCATATGAAGTAATAACTGTAAATTCTGACTTAGGAATTATTGAATCAAATTTAGGATATCGAAGACTGTCTAATTTTAATAAAAATTTTATGAGATTGAAAGATGGGGTGAACAATCTTGAACTTACAGGTGATATAACACAATTAAACATTACATATCAATTTATCAGACGTTTAGGAGGATAGTATGCAGGTATTATTTGATATTTATAATCAGTCTGAACGTCCATCAATTGTTTTATGTAATCCAGATGAGGAACAACTTTATTCTTTGGAATCTGCTTATAACGTTAAACCAATACTAAGATTTAATGCTCAAAGTGAAATAGAATTTGATTTTCCAAAATATATTGATGGAGTTGAACTTCCAGGTTTTGACTATCTTCAATCTAAGAG